AATACAAAAGGAGAAAATATGAGTAATAATACTGACTTAGTGCCAATAAATGAATTAGAAAGAAATATATGTGAGTTGTATGCTGAAGGTAACTCAATAGATTTTATAGCAGTAGATTTAGGACTAGAAAAAAGAGCAGTAATATCTACTATCAAAAAACCACACTGTAACAAATATATTAAAGAATTGATTACTGAATTAAATGCTGCAAGCAAAGAAGGTAGAATTAGAATTTTAAACAGAATAATAGAGGATAAAATAAAAAAAGTAGAAGAAGATTTAGGTGGTGACTTTGCAAGTGCAACAAATAAAGATTTACCTGACTTAATAATAGCGATGGATAATATGTTAAAAGAAAAAGAGAAAAAAGAACTGGGTACTCAAGAAAATACAACTATTCAAATACTAAACCAAATATACAGTGATTAAAATGGCTTTATTAAGGGAATACAAGGTGTCAAAAACCATAATCATTGTTTTGTAGATTTTAAAAAGGATAAAAATTGATAAATTTAATTGAAATATCTATAGCTTTATTTATATGGTTATATATTATTTTTACTAAAAAGGATTCAAAATGAATAAAGATAATACAATAGAACAATTATTGCCTGATGATGTTATACAATATCAAAAATTTAAAAAAAGACTTAATTATAATAAAATAATACCTATGGTAGGATTTAAGCCCCATTCAAAACAAAAAGAAATAATTGACGTAATACAAGAAGGAAATTTTGAAGTTATGTCATTGACTTGTGGTAGAAGATTTGGGAAAACATTTGTAATATCATTTATAGGAGGTGCTGAGTTAGCTGTTCCTTATGCTTCTGTGTTGTTAATGACTCCTACGTTTTCTAATGCAAGTGTAATGTATAATGAGATTGAAAAATATGTAAAGAAAATAGGGATAAAAATAGTTAAAAAAGATACAAAAACTTTAACATTTGAAACAGAATTAGGTTCTACCATTTTTGTTGTTACACCTAAATCTGTTTCAAACGCACTAGGTAGAAAATTTAGTTTAGTAGTATTTGATGAAAGCCAAGATATTCCTGATATCGTAGGTTTATGGGAAAATTACATACAACCTGCTCAAGCCGATTACGGGAACGATGAGGAAACAGGTATGGCAGTGTCAAAAACTATCTTTATAGGTACTGCCAGAGACGAAGAAAATGAAATGTATACTATAATTAAACGTAGCAAACAGAAAAAATACAAAGATAAATATATAAATTTCACATACCCTACAGCAGCTAATCCGTATATACCTAAAAGTTTTTTAGAAAACAAAAAAAGAGTTCTAGACCCAGTAACATTTGGTAGAGAGTATGAAGGTAAATGGAGTAAATCAAATAAAGAAGTTGTGTATTACTCTTTTGATAGGAATAAACACGTACTGCCTCATAAAGAAATTATTAGTAAAATAAATAGTAATGGAACATTTATATGTGGAATTGATGTAGGATATAGAGACAACACTGCTTATTTAATCGCTTATGTAGAGCCTTTTACAGGTATAATATATGTACTAGCTGAGTATAAAGAAAGTAATCAAAGTTCTGGTTATCATATTGAGCAATTTAAAAATATAGAGTCCAAATTCACTCATAATGAGCCTATTAGATACTGTGACCCTTCAGCTGCTCAACTCATAGAGGATTGGATTGTAGATTATAATTTTGTAGTACAAGCAGGATATAATGCTGTTAATGACGGAGTGAAGATAATAAACGGTAAATTTTACCATAATAAACTGTTTATAAGTGATAATTGTGAAGAATTGGTAGACCAAATTGAAGAGATGAGATGGAAAGACGATAAAAATGATGTAGCAAGAACAAAAAAATACAAACATTACGATTTGGCTTTTGCTTCATTTAGATATTTAATTGCTAGTTGGGAAAAAGCTAATTCTTTTGAGATAACAAAAGTATAAAAATGCCTAAAATTAGCAATATAAAAGTGTCAAAAACCATAATCATTGTTTTGTAATTTTTAAAAAGGAGAAATATGTTAGAATTATTTAAAAATATGTTTAAAAAACAAGAACAAAAAAATAGTACGTCTTTTACAGTACCGTTCCAGCCGATACAAGAAATAAAAATAAATACTGAAGATATAAACACTAAAGCAACTAAAGCCAACTCAAAAATAGTAGAAGATTATACAGACGGTAATAATTCATTAGCCAAATCTACTGAAGAAAATTATTTACATACTTCAGATTTGGTGTATGCCTGTGTGGATTACATAGCTAAAGCAGCGTCTCAGGCTAAACCTAAAATATATGAACTAGATAGAAATACAAATAAAAAAGTAAGAGTTAAAGACAAGTTACTTCAGGGGTGGGAATTATCTCCAAATCCTTACTTTACTTGGGGGGAGATGATTGAATTGATTATTCAAGGGCTAACTTTGTCTGGTACAAGTTTTGTTACTTTTGAAAAGGTTAAAGGAAGATATGAAAGTTGGTTTTTATCTACTCCTAGTGTTACAAAAATAGTTCCTTCTGTAAAAGATTATATAGAAGGTGTTATTTTTAATGATGAAATCGCTTACAAAGCAAAAGAAGTTATGGTACTTAGAAACCCTACATTAAATAATGCTTATTATGGAGTGCCGACTGTTAGACCTTTATTAGACGCTTTAACATTAGAAGCAGACGCTATCACATCTCTACAAGATTTTTATAACGGGTCAAACTTATTATCTGGAGTATTAGAAAGTGAATTTGCAATGAGTAATGAACAAATAGAAAATCTTAGAACTCAGTTTAGAGAATTATTTGGTAAATCAGGTATAAATAGAGGAGGTACAGCTGTATTACCTAACAAACTTAAATATAAACCTATACAAGCTACACCAGCTGACAGTAAGTTATTAGACAGTATGGCTGTAACTGATGATAGAGTTTATAAAGTTTTTAAATTAAATGAAGCAGTTGTAGGAGGTAAAAGTAATGTATTACCTACAAGAGACTTAATGAGACTTACTTTTAATACAGCAGTTAGACCTTATTTATATAGAATAGAAGACCAAATATCGCTATTTTTACAACAAACATTCAAAAATAGCGATATAATTTTTGAATTTGACTTAGATAGAGTTGTAGAATTAGAGACAAGTCTTGATGTCAAATCTAACTCAGCAAAAACTTTATTTGCTACAGGTGTTGCAACACTTAACGAAGCAAGAGATTTAGTAGGGCTAGAAAGACTGGACATTGAAAATGCTGATAAAAACTTATTAGCAGCTAGTATGTATGGAAGTGGTGCAATGTTCATTCAAGATGATAAACCTATTATTGAAGGTACAAATACAGAAGACCCAGCAGGTAGCACAGACCCACAAGGTGGAGCGCCTGATTTAAAAAATTAAGAAAGGATTTTAAATGGATAAAAACAAATTTAGTTTAACACTAAAAGAAGTTACTACAACAGAAGAAGAACAAGGTGTTGTAATTGTAGATGGATATGCTAATAGATATAAAAATGATAGTGGAGAGGTAGTAATTGATAGAAGTTTTGAGAGTGTTGCACCATTCTCATATAATTTAGTTGATTATTTAAAGAATCCTGTAGTATTATTTGACCATAACCCTTCAAAACCTGTAGGAAAAGCTTTAGCAGTTGAAATGAAGCCAGAAGGATTATATGTAAAAATTGCTGTTTATAGAGATATAAACCCAGAAGTATATGCAGCAGTTAAAAATGGAGTACTTAGAACTTTAAGTATTGGATTTAGGGCTAAAGATTATAAAATTTTAGACAATGATGTATGGGTTTGGACGGATGTAGATTTATTTGAAATCAGTATTGTAGCTATTCCTGATAACCAAGATAGCTTATTCACGGTAAGTGAAATAAAAAGTTGTGAAGGTGGAAAATGTGCTATTGTGTCAAAGAGTATAAATACTGATTTAATGTCTCCTGAATTAAGAGAAGAAATAGCAAAAGAACTATGCACGATGAATACTAATATAAATCAAACAAATGATTCTAATAATGATGTAGACGGACAAGACCCTAATTCTGACGATGATAATTCTGATGACTCTAATGATATTACTAACCCACAATTTTTATCTAATAAAGATGAGGTAAATCAAAAAAGTGGGGATGTAAATACTAGTGGTGAACCGACTAATGAACCAACTAATGAACCAAATTCGATATATAATTCAAATGAGATAACTTTGGAACAAGCTGCAGAGGTTCTGAGAGCTGCCGCTAAAAACCCTGAAAATTTTGACACGGTTTACCAAGTGCAGACAGAACTTACTGAAACTTTAAACCAAGTTATATCAGAAAACATTTAAAAGGAAAGTAGAATGAGTTTACAAGTAATCAAAGAACTTAAAGATAGAGTAGAGAAAGCTGAAGAAAAAGTTAAGACAGCAGAAGATGTTATTGCTCAAGTAAAAAAAGAGTATGAAGACAACATTGCTGAGTTAAAAAAAGAGTTTGAAGAAAGAAAAGCTGCATATGCTGCAGGACTTGTTGCAAAAGACCCTGACGCAGTGGCTAGAGCTAAAAAAGATGGAGCAAACTTATACTTAAAATCAATTATTTTAGGTAAACCTGTTACTGAGTTTAAAGAGTTCAAACAAATTTCACAAATTGTTGAAAAAGCTATTAAACCAGATGATGTAACGGATTGGTTAGGAGAAGAGTTTAGTAAACAAATTCTAGACAAACTTAATCCAGAATTAAAAGTAGAGGGACTATTCCAAAAATTAAGATTTCCAGCTAATGTTTCACAATATAGTTTCCCTGCGTTAATTGATAATAGTAAAGCATACTTAATTGCGCCTGATGAAGACGCTATCAAATCAGCTATTGGTGCAGCAAAAATTACTTATGAAACAAAAAGACTTAAAACTTTAATCGGTGTAACTGACCAAGCTAACCAAGAAACTGTTACAGCACTTGCAGATGTTGTAAAACAAAGATTAGTTACTTCTTTAGCAAAAGGTTCAGAAGAAGCAATCGTTCTAGGTAAAGATAAAGATGATGGATACGATAGCAATGATGTAAGAGAAGCTTTCACAGGTTTAATGAAACTTGCTAGAGACGCGTCTCAAACATATGATAATGGTGGACAAGATATTACTGCTAAAGCTATTAACGAAGCTAGAAAGTTAATGGGTGTGTACGGAATGAACGTAACAGATTTAGCAATTATTTGTGACTTTAAAACTGCTTATGATATGCTTGAGTTACCAGAAGTTGTTACTGTTGAAAAATTCGGAAGTGACGCTACTATTGTAAAAGGTGAAATTGGTAAACTTTGGGGAATGCCAATTATTGTTTCTGGATTTATGTCAAATGGTAATGAAGGAAGATTCACAACTGATGGTGAAGATAAAGAAAGTTCTGACGCTACTCATAGAGCATTATTAGTTGTAAATAGAAACTATTTTGGAGTAGCTGATAGAGGGCAAATTGGTATTGAAGTACAAAGAAATGCTGTAAGTTCTACTAACTTATATGTAGGATTTAGAGATGTTGACTTCAAAAATATGGCAGTAGGTGCTACTCCTGTAGCAGCAGTAGTAAATATAGACTAATAATCTATATTTCTTCCTCTCTTTTCTTCTTTTAATCTTCTTACCTTATATTTCCGATATATTTTATAAATATAAACTTAAAGGATAAAATATGTACAAAGTAAAATGTGTTAATAGAGGTATTACTTCAAGAGGTCAAACATTTAAACCAGAGACAATCTACACTCTTTCGGATGAAGACACAGAGTATTTAGTGAACACATTCCCTAATTTATTCATAAAACTTGAAAAAATAGCAACAAAAAAACCAAAAAAATCTACAACTAGAACAAGAAAATCAAAAGAATCTACTGTTGAGGAAGTAACTGACACTACTGCTGAAGAGTAAAAAGGAAAATAGATGTCTTATTTATTGGATAAACTTAAAAACAGACTAGAAATAGAAGTTACGGATACTGATAAAGATTATATACTTACAGAGAGTATAAATTTTGCCAAAGGTATACTATTAAATGAATGTAATATAAATACTTTTGGTTTATATTCAAAGTTAGTAGAAACTGTACCTGTAAACGGAAAAGTATACACTAGAAATTTTCCGTTGTTGTCGGTAGATAGCTTAAGTATCGATGGACTTACTAATCTAATAGCTGACACAGCATATGAGTGGTTAAGTACAAAAAAAGTTATAGGGTATCCAACAGGTGGGTTTACAGATGTTACATTAAATTATACAAATGCAGATGTAGTAAAGTTCACTTGTATAGGTGAAAACTCTGATGGTAATAATGAGTGGGAAGTACTGAGTTACAACAATGGAAAACTTAATAATGCTATATCTAATGAAAGTTATTCTACGGATTATTTCACTTTAACTATAAAAGACGATAGTGATAATAAGTTTCAAAAAGGTGATTTATTATTCCTTAATGTCAGAAAAAGTGGGGCTTATTTTCCTTTTTACTATAAAAATGAATTATTAAACCCGTTATATAGTTACCAAGTAGAGTATATATACGGCTATGCTTTTGATGAGCAACTTGAAACGGACTTAGAAGCTTTAATTCTTAATTTAGCAAATTATTATTTTACTAAAGCAAATATGCAATCTGATAGTATGTCTAGTTTCGGTAACCAGATGGGAGACGATATAAAACAAATAATTTTAAGTCTTCCTGTTCATTTAAAAATGGCTTTAGACCAACATAGAAAAGTGGTAATTTAGATGTTTAAGAAATCTTATGTTACTACTGATTCTCAAGTTGAGTCGGTTTTGTCCAGTGTTCAATTATCTGTTAAAACTTTTAGTCATAATTTAATTGATAGGATTTTAAATGAAGTAGCTGAAGAAAGTACAAAATGGGAAAACTCATTAAAAAATGTACTTTCTGACCCTTTAGCCAAAAGATACTGGCACAAAAGAAGACCTAGGCATACTGTCAGATTATTTCCTTACCTTAATACAGGTAAGTTGATGAATAGCATAATCGTTAAAAATGATTTTACTCAATTTGAGGATAATTTTGCTGTATATTTACAAATAGAGATAAATTCAAGAGGTGCTTACTTTACTAATTTAGGTTTAAGACGTAGAAAAAGACACGGTAAGTCAGGTAGAAACCCTTCCGTGGCAAAATGGAAAGGGTGGGTAGATGACGTTTTTGATAAAAATGGAAGAGGACGAGTTAAATCAATTAGAAATGTCATAGAAGATATTATGAGAGGTGAAGTATGAGAAGAGAAATAGTAGATAACATAGTTAGAGTACTGACTGATAGTAAAATGTTTAAAAAGGTTTATAAAAATATCTTACCTCCTTTGGAAAAGATAGTATCTTTTCCGACAGCAGCAGTGGTGTATGAAAGAGAAAAGATACTTAGAGAATTTATAAGTGGTAATTCATTTAGATATGAAGCTGAAATAGTAATTCCTGTTGTAAATAAATTTAAAACAAACCAAATGGATGACATTTTAACAGATTTAATTGACACTATCCAAAATGGAGTACTAACTGATAAATGGATAATTTGTAATACTGTTGATTGTTGGGTTGAAGAGACAGAAAGAGACGGTGGAACAGTTTACCCGTTAGCAGTAGCACAGGTAGTGGTTAAAGTTCGATATATCTATAAAATACAATAAAAAGGAAAGAATATGGCAACATATAGAACTTCGAGTACGGTCTTTTTAGTAATTAAAGAGGCTGAGTTTAATAAAGGTGGTACATTTACAGACGATGATACAGTAGCTTCAACTTCTGATAGTTCTCTTAAAGCTGAGATTAAAGCTATTGAGAGAAAAATTAGAACTAACTCATTTATAGGATGTCCTACAGTAGCAGGAACTGAAAGTGCTTCAGGTAGCCTAGGAGTAGAAATAATTCCTGCTGAAGGGAATGATTTAACAGGAGATGTACTTTATGAAATTGCATTAGGTACAAAAGTAGTTAATGGAGCTAAAATTGACTACTGGAAAGAAACAGGGTCAGATTTTACTTTTACAGCAGATGGAAATAAAATAACTACTACTGTTACAAACTTAGACTATATTAAAAAAGGTGATACTATTGTAATTTCAGGGTCTGAAAAGAATGATGGCACTTATACAGTAGCTGAGTATGTAAGTAATCACGAAATTCATACAGTAGAAGCTTTACAAGATGAAGACGCAGGAAATACTGTTACTTGTGAAGATATTACTTGTGATAGAATTTACCCAACAGATGAAGGAGACGCTAATTATTTCAAACTTTCAAAACCTTGTGGTGATGAGTACTCTTTAGCAGTTAAAAAAATTGTAGGTTGTGATGAAACAGACAGTCAAACACTATATGTTACAGGTATTGTACCTTCTAGTGTTAAGTTTACATTCCCTACAGGAGATATTTGTACAGCTAAATTTGAATTAGCAGGAGCAGGATTTACAACAGAAACAGGAAATTCAGTACCTGCAGTGAAATGTTCTGATACAACTCCATTTATAGGTAAATTAGCTAAATTCTCAGTGGATAAAAAAACTTATGATTCTAAGAATTTAGAGTTAACAGTTTCAAATACAGTACATAATTTAGAAACTATTACATCAACAGGTATTTCTGCTAAAATCACTACTAAAAAAGAAATTAAAGGGTCTATTTCTGTATTATTTGAAGATTACTCAGAGTTAGATAGAATGAAAAAGAATGGTGACGCAATGGTATATTTAAGAGTAGAAGCTGATAATGCTAAATTTGCCGTTTATTTACCTAGAGTTAGATATAACTCTGTTGATATTTCTGATGATGGTGGAGTGTTAATGAACAAAATTGACTTCATTGGATACGT